TCAGGCCACGATAGTGGCACCAAGTCTCATACATCCGCTTAAGCTCTTCTCTGCATTGTTAGCCGCGACTGTCGGGCGGTTAATGATGGCAATCCCTACGCTCATGCTGCACCGCCAAAAATGAAGTAATTCGCCGCCGAGAAAATCAAAAGAACAATAATCACTCTAATGATGCGATTGCGACCAAACAGCCGGAAGTAGTTTTCCCAGGTCATAAATGACATAACCGCAATAAAGGTCAGAAAGCCGAAAATTACAGCTGCTGAGATAATTAACAAATGCATCATGCTGCACCGCCTTCAACGCGCTTAAACGAAATTACCCAAACCCAACCGTTGGCCTTCCAGCTTTCCTCGCCGTAGATGGATTCCCACAAGCGCTGGAATGCAACCTTGGCCGTTGCGAAATCACCCTTCGGAGTCAGGAATGTTCCCGGGTAATCAGGAAGCAAACTTCCTGCAGGCGGAACACCTTCGGCAGTGGCATCCTCTTCGCTGATAGCGTTCAGCCGTTCAACCCGCACGTCGGTGATTTCCAGCAGAATGCGGCTGGCCCAGCGCGGCATGTGGATTGACGGGCGCCAGCAGCAATGCAGTTCATCATCTGCATCGTAAAACTCTGGCGCAGGCACTCCATCAGCCTTGTAAACGCAGAATTCGGGCTTCTCAAACGGAGTGGGGTCTTTGCTATAACTATCCATTAGGTCGTAGTCGAACAGTGGCCCCTGAAACGTCTCGCGCACCCAAATGCGGTCGCCTGGCTTGCCAAATGCGCTGTTCAGATAGTTCCCTGCCGACAGTTCCCCGGCCAGTTCATTGCCAGCCAGCTCGCACCCAAGGTTTTTATCATGTACAGGGAATTTCACTGGGCGCCGCGTCTGCGTCTTCCGGCCGTCGAGAATGGCCCGCACCATCTCAGCGTTAAAAATCATCCCGCGCTCAGTCATTCCAGGCCTCCAGTTCGTTCTAGATCTCTTCGTCGATTTCGTCGTTGGTAGCGTCTTCGTCCAGATAGTCCCGCGCTTCTTTCAGGTACTGTTCATGGCGCTCCCGGTACCAGGCCGAAAACTCTGGAGTCCAGCCGTTCGGCTCACCGTCATAGTCAACCTTGGCGTTACGTTCAGCCATGCTCTCGACCATGCTGTAGGCGGTGGTAAGCGCCGCTTCGCGGATATACCCACGAAGGTCACGCTTGCGCCAGTACGGATTGCGCTTTGAGTCGCAGAATGGTTTAAATTCAACTTCCCAGCGGCGGATGCAACGTGCGTTCAGTGATTTACTCATGCTGCCCACCATTCAATAAACATGCAGATACCAACGGTTACTACGGCAATCAGCACCCAGCAGATCACATCTAACAGGGCGGCGAACCGACGCAGGGTGTATTTGCTGTAATTCTCAGGTTCAAAATTCATTGCGCCTCCCCAAGTACCCAACGAAGTGCGCTTGCATACTCACCCTCGGCTGATTCCAGGGCTTTGATGATTTCTTTGCGGGTTTTCAGGCGCGGCTTTGCCTCGCCGAGGATCTGACGCTGACGCCGGGCTTTTTCATGGCCGGTTGTGCCAGCAGTTGCCGCTTCGATTTCAGAGACCTTCTCCCGCTGCTCTTCAGGTTTAAGCGATGCCAGCTGACGCGCCTGGGTAACGGTGACTGTGCCAGCCTCCACCGCTTCCCTGACGGCCTGAGTAGCATCGAGGAGGGAAAGCGTTGCTCGAACGGTCTGAACGCTGCAGCCAAACAACACCGCAATGTCGTCCTCATCGAGCCCACGGTCGAGCGCGTCTGACATTTTTTTAGCCCGGCCAAGCGGCGTATCGGGTCGGCGAATTTCGTTTTCGCTTACCATGTATTTAGCCATCTGATTTGCTGATCCACGCTTAACGACCCCAGGAACAAGCAGTGGGTCTTTGCCTTCTTTCAGACGGAGTTTATTTGCCTCCAGGGTATGTTTAACGCGCTGACGGCCAACAACTACGCAGGTGAGCCCTGTTTCAGGGTCTTTCCAGACAATAATCGGCTCCAGTACACCCAGCTCCGCAATGTTCAGAACCATCCCTTCGTCGATAGGAAGGTGGACCCGTTCATCGTAAAGCGGGTGAGTTTTATCGGTAACCAAATGCAGGCTTTCAGGTTCGAACGTTAAAACATTCGTTTTGCCGCTGGCGCCGTATACAACCTTTGAGTCTTTTGCCATCAGAGAGCCTCCACGTTACGGAAGCTGGTGGGGCAAATTGCTTTCAAGTCGCGCATTGCTTCGAGGACATGTAGATTTGTGCGCTTCTTGGTGTGTCGCTCGGTCAGACGATCACACTCTTTCGCCCAGGATTTGACCTCTGCGAGAAGGGCGTCACGTTCGGTGCGCGTCTGGCGCAGAGCTACATTCGAAACATCGAGGACGGTAGCCAGTTCCTTGATGATTGCTGCCTGTTCTGGTGGCATAGTTTTGGCTATTTCGTACGCCTGTTTAATCAGTTGATTTGCTGTCTTAGCCATCTTTTGTTCTCCATCTGACGCGCTACAACGCGTAAATTTAGGGTGCAGCAACCCAACCCATGAGAGTGGGTGAATAGCTGGTTAAAATTTCTTGCTGATGGGGGACCGCCACTGCAATGGCGGTACGTTAGTTCTCCACACAACGGAAAGAGCACTGAAGCACTGGAAACTCACTTGACTAACACAGTGCTTTTTCCTGTTGTGTGCCGGGCTTCCACCGGCTCCCATCTGTTTTTAAAGCCACTCAGATATCGTCTGGGCTGTGCCGTCTACTTCCGGCTGTCACTGCCGTCGAGAGTGCTGGCAGCTCACTGACCTGATAACTCCCAGGATCAACTGGAGTGGTTGTTATCGCTACCAAAGCGCCACTGTCCAGGACATTTAAAAGGACCGTCTCCAAGTGGTAACTCTTCCAGTCCCGATAAACCTCCTCAGTAGAAGGGGACTTATCGGGAATGAATGTTGTGACACCAGATCGCTAATCTGCTTACTTCCCGCCGCTCTGTTTTGGTATTGGCAACCAGCTGCTGTTGCTCAGTCGATTTCCGGGTCTTTGCGTCGACCGGCGCTGCAGTACGCTTGTACACGTCACAACTGGAAGCGCACTCCTTCAGTTACAAACCGATCCCCATGACCGATGGAAGATGGAATGCGCTTTCATGATGTATGCCTGTCTTTTATCCACATCAGGCTCGGTGATGGTATATTGGGAGTTCTCACACAACCAATAAGGCAAATCCATGAACAACGAAATTATGGAGTTAAGGATTTCCGCCATTGAGGCTGCAATTAAAACTATTTCAGCAGCCATATGCGCTAATGAAGGCCCAGTCTCCGAAGACTTACAAAACCAAATAAAAATTCTAAATAATCAACTTTCTAGCCCAGAAAGGACAGTGAATCAGGAAGCAATTACTTATCAGGTTATTAAGCTTCTCGATCCGCTTCATTGCGATCCTTGGGAGCCGTTTTAAAAACCGTCTCATTTAGGCGCGCCATCTTCGATTTTGCGCGCTCCCTACGCTCTGTTTCATGTCGTAACTGCATACCAGAGAGCGCATTAAAAACAGCTGCTTGAAAAGCCAGAAACTCCACCTCACTGTTGCATTCAGCAGTGGGGCATCCGTCCACGACTAACTCAATCTTCATTTTTTCTCACTCCTCGTCAGTTACCCTCTTAAGGCATCTGTCAGCGAATCGTCTAGTATTTCATACGTCACCGGTGGCTACTTCGTTGGCGTTCCGCCAATTTTCTGTTTTTGATATGATATTAGCTATCTTACATTTTAGTCAAGTTTTATTTGTAAGTATACTTACTTTTTATTGGTCACAAAAAAACCCGCTGAAGGCGGGCTTAGATTTCAAGGGACTGCTAGTCTAACTAGAAAAATGACAGTTTGAAGTTCTCATCGAGCGTTACATTTTCTGGGAGCTCTTTAGTCCTACTTAAAGCATCGGAAACGTCTTTAGAACACCACTCCACTACAGAAAGATTGGTTAACAGGACCACTATCATTACATTTACAGGCTCCAATTTAAGAGTAGCAAGTAGCAATAAATTGCCATTTTCTTGAGAAATCGAGATAGATGCAGAGGATAAAAACTTAAATTTGAAATTAGTTCGATGAAGGAGGAGAAGCACACACATGAGGATCTCATCCTTTGACTCTCTTATGGTGTCCTCGGAAAACATGATGCCATTCTCTCTCAAGCAAGATACAAATTCATCAAAGAAATCATCCGGATGGAAAACGTTTCCCGAATGAATTGCAAATGATGAAAGAATGGTAACTAAATTTTCTACATCAACTTTCTTTGCATTAGGCTTAGCTGAGAAAACTTTATCTTTCACAGCAAACTTCTGTCTGATACGTTCTTTTATACTTGCCTTACTCTTCCTGAATTTTTTCTGGCATTCAGCCTCACTCAATTCTGCAATGAGTAAAGAAACCAAATCCGATACCCAAAACGGAACACCTTTTACAATATCGAATTGCTCTTTATTGTAAGTGTACTTTATAAAAAACATGAGCTTAAGGAAATTTGCATTAGTATAATCACTAAATTTACCTTCGTTTCGCTCTTTGTTATGCGCGATAAAATTAGAAACTTCACAAAAAATATGGTTCTTTCCGGAAAATTCTCTCAGTTTTATGAGGATTGAATCAATACAATGATAATCAAAGGTTTTATTTTCTATTTTTGATACTAATTGCTGTATTTTTAATAATTCACTCGGCTTCATTTTGATTGGTACCTGAAGTAAGTTGCACGATTTATCCAAACTAAATCCCAAGGCCTCCATAATCTAGGGCGACCTCCACCGTTTTATCTATGACTAATTAAATATATTATATATTTAATTAGTCATAGTCATTAAATGAGTATGCAGTGAAATGGTTGAATGTCCATTTAGCTATACCACTTACTTCATTTGCATCTAATGGTTCTGAAAACTGCAGGGTGTAGACGTTAGCATGTTCGTAACAGGCTTAGAGATCTATAATTATTTGCTTAACAATACCGATAAGGTTTGTATCCTGACTAACCTCAATGGGTTTGAATGATGGGTTTAAAGGGAGCAAATATGAATATGGGGGGTCAATAGCAAACTTTTTCAAGGTAGCCTCGCCACCAGAAACAGTTTGTGCCACCACGATTTTCCCATTTGCTTCATCAACAAAGCCGAAATCTGGTTCAACTATCACAATCGATCCATCAGGAATGCTAAGTTCATGACTCGAAGTCATTGAATGTCCTTTAACTCTAAGAGCAAAAGCTGATTCTGAAAGTTTTCTGGTTGTCTTAACAAGCTCATTTTCAGGATTTCTAATCACCTCTGTCCAGTTACCAGCCTGAACCCATGATATGACAGGAACCTCTCTGGTAGAGATGAGATTGATGTTAATTCCATTCTCAATATCCCCAGACCCAAAAACCAACCATTCTGGTGAGCACTGTAGGCATTTGCATACGAGTATCAGGTTTTCACCAGATAACTTTGTTGCATCGGTTTCCCATTGGGTGACTGCAGACGCGCTGACGCCTGCCCACTCAGCTATATCGCGCTGCGTAAGTTTCTTTTGCTTACGTCTAAATCTCAGCCTGCTGCCAACGGTATCCATATTTTCTCCTCGGATTGCACGTTAGTAATCTTACATTCAATTGACGTAAGTATGCTGATTATGTACTGTGTAAGAATGCTAACTTTTAAGGGGGTTTACATGTTAAAAATTCTGGTCGTCGAATACTACGGTGGCATTTCTAAAACTGCCATTGCATTAGGGGTTACTCATAGTGCGGTGTGCCAATGGGGCGATGTTATCCCTCAAAAACAGGCATTTGTTATTGAAAGAATTACGAAAGGCAAGCTGAAGTACGACGCTAGCCTTTACCAAAAGGCTACAGATTCAGCTGCTTGAAAGTAACTACAAAAGGAAAATCAATATGGTAGAGCCAAACCTCAAAGAAGCCGTCAAAGCGATGTGCAAAGCATATCCAGGTGGGCGCGAAGCAATGGCTGGCGCACTGGGAATGACGGTGACGCAGTTTAACAACAACCTTTACGAGAAAAACGGCTGTCGTTTCTTCGAAGTCAGCGAGCTGGAAGCGATGGAAGACATTTCCAACACGTCGTTACTGGCTGATTACTTCGCTCGCCGTCGTGGTGCTTTGCTGGTGGATGTTCCGCACCTGGAAGAGCTGGATCGCGTGGACTTGTTCAGCCGGGCAATGCGTACCTCTGCCGCCAGGGGACAGGTTGATCAGATTATCGAACAGGCGCTTGAAGATGGCGTTATTGAAAGGCATGAGGCCGAAGAAATCATGGTCCACCACCGCCGCCATCTGGCAGCTCGTGAAGAAGAGATTGCCGCAATCATCACGCTTTTTTCACGCAAAAAGAAGTGACGCCAGCGAGTTGCAGCTCCTGGCGTCGTGGCGTGTCGTTATCAGTGGAGATTACTAACGCATGAACAGTTTATCAACACAATACCGCAGGTCGCAACTTGTAGCGCGGCCAGTACCTGGTGGAGCAGGACCGGTGCAGTTCGTGTATGGGGTAAGAGTACCTGGCGGGTTCGAGCCTGTCTGCTACCAGTTTGCTCAGTGGGTGGTAGGGGACTTCAACGGCCAGGCGGAGAAAGTATGCGAGAGCTCAACCGATGGTTCAGAGATCACTACGGCGTCCCGGTCAGGGTCATACGCTGGGAGCCCCAGACACAGCGCGTTATATACCTGCGTAAAGGGTACGAGCATGAATGCTTTAGCCCCCTTGAGCAGTTCAGACGTAAATTCAGAGAAATAAAGGACGATCATGAGCACTAAATTAACAGGATACGTCTGGGACGCTTGCGCATCTTCGGGGATGAAACTATCCAGCGTGGCAATCATGGCGCGCCTGGCTGACTTCAGCAACGATGAGGGTGTTTGCTGGCCTTCTATCGCGACCATATCCCGTCAGATTGGCGCTGGTGAAAGTACTGTCAGAACGGCGATAGCTGCACTTGAGAAAGAGGGGTGGCTCACTCGCACACAGCGCCGCAACGGCAACCGTAATGCATCGAACGTCTACCAGCTCAACGTTTCCAAACTACAGAAAGCGGCATTTTCTCACCTGTCAGTTTCTGACACATCAAAATCTGACGCGTCAAAATCTGATGCGTCAAAAATTGACCCCTCAAAATTTGATGCGTCGGAATCCATCAACAAAACCGGTTTTGACCCGTCAGAATCTGGTGGGGATCCGTCAGTAAAATCAACTACTGATCCATCAGATATAAATCCTTCTTGTCCGGACGCTTCGCAACCGGACGAGCAGGGCTCTGCTGATGAATTTCTGTCACGACATCCTGACGCGGTGGTGTACAGCGCTGCAAAGCGGCAGTGGGGCAGCCAGGACGATTTAACCTGCGCCGAGTTCATTTGGGGAAAAATTATCAGCATGTACGATCTGGCGGCTGAAAGTGATGGTGAGGTAGTTCGCCCTAAAGAACCAAACTGGACCGCATGGGCGAATGAGGTTCGCCTGATGGTGATGCAGGACGGGAGAACCCATAAGCAAATTTGCTCACTGTTCAAGCGCGCCAACAAAGATTCGTTCTGGTGTAAAAACGTACTCAGCCCATCGAAGCTTCGGGAAAAATGGGATGAGCTGTCGTTAAAACTATCTGCTCCACTCAATAGCTCCCGCCAGGAGTCGTCCATTTCGCGAGCCAGCTTCGACGGGGTTGATTACTCATTGCCAGAAAACTCGGGGTTCCGCACATGAGCAAGCCATTTCTAAAATGGGCTGGTGGAAAGTATACTCAGCTGGCTGACCTGTTCGTGCATATCCCGGCAGGGAAACGCCTGATAGAGCCATTCGTTGGTGGTGGGTCGGTATTCCTGAACAGCGAAAAGCACGCAGATTACCTGCTGGCGGACGTTAATCCGGACCTGATTAATCTGTATCAGATGTTAGCGGTGGTGCCGGATGAAGTGGAATTAAAGGCCCGCTGGATGTTTGAGCACATGCGGTCACCAGATGGCTATGAGCTGATCCGTTCCGAGTTCAATGCTCAGACGCTGGATGCTACTGAACGCGCAGCTGCATTCCTGTATCTCAACCGGCATTGCTTCAATGGCCTGATGCGCTACAACCAGGCGAACAAGTTCAATGTGGGCTGGGGAGGCTACAAGGCCCCGTATTACCCGATGGATGAGATGAAAGCCTTCGCGGCTATGGCGCATAACTGCGTCTTCATGACGGCTGATTACCGCCGAACTATCAGCCTGGCCGGGAAAGGGGATGTGGTTTACTGCGATCCACCTTACGAACCGATGCCGGGAACAACCGGATTCACCGCCTACGCCGCTGGTGGTTTTAGCTGGGAGAACCAGGTGGACCTGGCGAAGCAATGTGTATCTGCCTTTCACCGTGGCGCTCGGGTAGTGATTTCTAACTCATCTGCACCGAAGGTTCTCGACCTGTATCGGGAGCATGGTTTTAACCTGCAATTCATCAACGCGCGCCGTTCGATCTCCTGCAAAAGCAGTACGCGGGAAGTCGCAAAAGACGTTGTAGCGATCCTTTAAGGGGGCTAAATGAAACTGACTTTACCATTTCCACCGAGCGTAAATAGTTACTGGCGCGCCCCGAGCAAGGGACCGCTGAAAGGCAGGCATCTGGTTAGCGAGACTGGGCGCAAGTTCCAGCAGGCAGCGAGAGCGGCGATTATTGAGCAACTGCGGGCCGTTCCCCGGCCATCCTCTGATCTGGCCGAGGTTCACATAGTGTTGTATCCGCCGGATCAGCGCCGTCGGGATATCGATAACTACAACAAAGCGCTGTTCGATGCCCTGACCCTAACCGGCGTCTGGGAAGACGACAGTCAGGTTAAGCGCATGCTGGTGGAGTGGGGGAACATCGTGAAGAAAGGGAAAGTAGAAATCACCATCCGACGTTTTCGTGCAGTTGCCTGACGTGGAGATGATATGAGAGCACTACTAACCCCTGAGATTGCCCCACGCATGGGCGTTGTTCTTCTTCGCCCAGGTGCTGATCTCATGCCGATGTTCAGGAGAGGGCGGGTACTGATTGAGCCTGCACCGGAAAAATACAGCGACTACGCAACCGGCGCCATCCCTCCCGCCATGCAGCCACTGGCAGAAGACCCGGTTTTGAAGCCAGTCTTCGAAAACAAAGACGTCATTCTGTGCGCGGGTGGTATCAGCTCGCTGGAGGCCGAGCTGGAGCGTCGTTTTGAATGCCAGTATCCCCACGGCTCATGGCACAGCGAAAATTTTACGTTGTTCCGGCATGAGCCTGGCAGCATCCGCCTTTGCTGGGCCTGCGATAATCTGCTGCGTGATCAGTACACAGAGACGCTGGCAGGCATTGCGCGTGGGAACCTGGTATCCTGGCTGATAACGGTCATCCGCTCACAGCTGGGGTTCAACGAAGACCATCAACTGACGATCCCGGAGTTGTGCTGGTGGCTGGTGATAAACAATCTGGCGCACGTAATCCCTGAATCGCTGGCCCGTAAAGCCCTGCGATTGCCGGAAATAAAGCATCAACCAGTGATGAAGGAGAGCGATATTGTGCCGGAGCCAGCGGCGAGCGAAGTGGTGCAGAAAAAGATTCTCGGTCTTCGCGTAGATCCTGAAACGCCGGAATCATTCATGCTGCGACCAAAACGCCGCCGCTGGGTAAACGAGAGCTGGACGCGCTGGGTTAAGTCCCAGCAGTGTGTCTGCTGTAACAAACCAGCAGATGATCCCCATCACCTGATAGGCCACGGACAAGGTGGAATGGGAACAAAAGCGCATGACCTGTTTGTGTTGCCGCTTTGCAGAGCGCATCACGACGAGTTGCACGCTGACACCGTGGCATTTGAGGAGAAGCACGGCTCACAGCTGGAGCTGCTGTTTCGATTTCTGGATCGTGCGCTGGCAATCGGCGTCTTAGCATGAACAGTGGAGAAAACATGCGTGATATTCAGATAGTTTTAGAGCGTTGGGGTGGATGGGCTGCGAATGATAGTTCCGGAGTCGATTACTCATCAATAGCCGCTGGTTTCAAAGGACTTCTTCCCCCAACAAGCAAATCCCGTCAGTCATGTACTGACGATGACGCTCTTATTATTGAGGGATGCTTAGCGCGTCTTCAAAAACGTAAGCCCTATGAGCATTCGCTGTTGGTTGCGCATTATCTATATGGTATCTCGAAACGGAAAATTGCTAAAGCGCGAAAGAAGGACGAGAAGCTGATACGTATTGAAATACAGATGGCTGAAGGTTTCATAGATGGTTGTTTGTCTATGTTAGACGTACGATTAGATATGGATTGAAAAAAAGGGCACGGACGCCCTTTTAAATATATGGTAAAATCCAATTAATTTTACGCCAAGTAAACCCAAACATTATAATTGCTACTATCAATAGTGATAATGATTGAATGATGAATATGAACTCTATTTTTTTGTCATTGTAAATTAATTGCTCGCTGGCAAACATGGCAATAAGTGAAATTAAGCATGCTGTAATTAGTGTCGCTCCAGCAGCTAATAAATTAGTTACTATACCTTGAAGTATGTTGTTGTTTTTTAAAGCTTTCAAGACCCCATTTGAATTGGCGCTAGCTGCACTGAAAATCGAAATAGTAGCAAGCACAAAACCAAACAAGATTCCTGAAACAGTAGAGATGACCCCTGCTGATGTGAGAATGTCATTATGTTGCATTAAAGGAACATACTTCAATAACAAGTATGTCAAAAAAATGCTTCCTATTATATTTGCTATATATCTCAATAACATAAACTATACCTTCTTAATGCTTATGTCGTACTGCATAAGGTAACCATTATTATCAATTTTAGCAGAAATCATCGCTTGGAGCACATCGCTATCTGTGCCATAGCCGTTTACGGTATGTATATTTTTTTTCCGAGATGAGAACCTGTTCAAGCAGACTCTGCTCAGCAGTGTTTTTGGGCTGTGTTACTGCTGCTTTTTTGACAATATTCGGTATTTTTTCTAATAATTCTTTAATACCATCTTTTACCACATCCGAAAGGTAGCCTTTAACTTTAACTCTTCCAGAAGCTCTCCCTCTAAGATTGATTTTTAAATGCGTACCACCAAGACCAATCATCATATTTAATAGTTCTTTCGAAAAAGAACTATCTAACTGATAATTAGTCACATCGAAGTTTCGTGGAGCAGCGAGGATAAGTTCGCAGCTTCTAAGTGTACTTCCTGTTTCGAGAAGTTCTTTAATACTTTCTTTCTTCCAAATGGCTTGGAAAGAAAAATTGTTTCCAGGCTGTCCACTTTGGCTATAAAGAAGATAAGCGAGATCAGATTCCTTTGGACCAAGATGGTTTTGCGTAAGGATCAAAATGTCGCTTTCATAGTAATATAAAAAATAAGTACGCTCGACAATGTATTTTTTATCATCCAATGGGATGTTGTGTTCTTTCCAGTGCTCATCGCCAATATAAGGAAGGAGGTACTCTTCTCTTGAGCAAGACATATAGCCAAAATAATATTTGGCATTAGTGTCTTTATTTATAAACGCAATTTTCAACTTTTTATTTTTATATGTAGTATCGAAATGATTGTTAGTTACATTCACGCAAGTGCTGTAAAGGCTATCGATCGCAGCTTTGGCAACAGAGTTGCTTCGAATGGTTCCAGAACTACTCGTATAGAAGCCAATTCGTAGTTTTTTGGGTTTTTTTACCGCAACTGCACTCGCCATAACATTCCTTAGCACACTAATAGTTAACAATTGAACCTTAATATGCTGTGGACCTTTAATTTATCAAAAAAGTTTTGCGCGGTCCGCATTTTATTATGTAGCATGTTAAGAGTGGTTTCTATGCCACGGACTTAAAACGATACCTAGGCCTCAATTTGCAGAGGCTTACAGCATTCAAAGGCTGCCTACGGGTGGCCTTTCTTTTTTTCAGGCTCACGGGAATCATCATCGATAAAGATCGTTGTTAAATCAGCCCGATGGGCCTGACCCTTTCAAACACACAGCCCCCCGTTAACCCGGAGGTGAACCTATGGCAAAGCATATGCAAGACAAAGAAAGCATGGCCGGAATCACCTGGCTGGCTCTGCTGATCATTGCTGGCTGGGGCGGCCTTGTCCGATTCCTGATGGATGTGAAGCAGGGCAAAGCAAAATGGAGCTGGATAAATGCTTTTGCGCAGATTGTGGTTTCGGCTTTTACCGGGGTTATTGGTGGGCTCATCAGCATTGAAGGTGGCCTGAGTATTTACATGATACTGGCTACTGCCGGTATTAGTGGTGCTATGGGTTCCGTAGCGCTCACGTATTTCTGGGAACGAATCACCGGAGTGAAAGCACAATGACAGCAGACCAGATTATCGAGGGGATCCTCGGAAAAGAAGGTGGTTATGTTGATCACCCATCTGATAAAGGCGGGCCAACCCACTGGGGCATCACACAGACCACAGCTCGCGCACATGGCTACACTGGTGATATGCGAAACCTGCCCAGGGAAACAGCAAAGCAAATCCTGCTGAGCGATTACTGGACCGGCCCCCGGTTCGACCAGGTGGCGAGTTTGTCTACGTTACTGGCAGATGAGCTTTGCGACACTGGCGTGAACATGGGGCCATCTGTCGCCAGTAAGTTTTTCCAGCGCTGGCTGACCGCAATGAATATGCGCGGAAAGCTGTATCCCGACCTTATCCCGGATGGCGCCATTGGTCCCAGAACTATCACCGCGCTTAAAGGATATCTTTCAGCCCGCGGGAAAGAGGGGGAACAGGTTCTGTTACGCGCGCTGAACTGCAGCCAGGGCGCCAGATACCTCGAACTGGCGGAGGGCCGCGAAGCCAACGAGGATTTTCTCTTCGGCTGGGTTAAGGAGCGTGTCTTATGAAGATGATCATTTTCGCTTTGCTCGTGCTGGTGGCTGTGCTTGTTCTGTTACTTCTGCGCAAATATACGCGGCTGGAGTTCGTAGGCCATGCCAGCCTGCTGATGAAAACGTGGTCTGTAAAGCTGGGTGCTATCGGCGCGCTGGTTGGTGTATGGGCGCAGTCGTTCCCGGATGCTGCGCTGCACGCCTGGGCGGTGCTGCCGCCGGATATTAAAAACATTCTGCCGCCAAACATCGTGGCTTTGATTAGCCCTGCGCTGGTGGTGCTGGCGGTGCTTTCGCAATACGTGCGCCAGCCAGCATTGAAAGAGAAGGCCGACGAACTGAAGGATCCGCAGCAATGAGCTTTGAAATTATTGCTGGGCTGGTGGTTGTCATCCTGGGTGCTATCGCTGGCATGTTCGGCATTGGTCATGCACGCGGGACCAGTAAGGCGGAAGCCAAAGCTGCTAAGCAGCTTACCGAAGAGAACGCTGCCGCCACCGTCGCCGCGGCAGAACGTAAGGCGGAAGTCATGAAAGGGGCCAGTGATGTACTGCAGACTGTTAGCCATATGCCTGATGACAATGTTGATCGGGAGCTGCGCGAAAAGTTTACCCGCCCCGGTAGTCGTTGATACGGCCTGCAACTGGGTGAGGGGCATCTACCTGACCGACCACGATATCGACGTGCTGGATAAGCAGACCAAGCGCGACATTCTGGCGCACAACAAATCAGTGCTGGTGAACTGCCCGCAACAAACCGACAAGGCTACTAATAGCTAATAAAAACTGTTGCATCAACACAGCATGAGCATTATATCAGGGAAGATGACACAGTAAGGAGTGCTGCAAGATGAACTTAATGATGGGTGTATTCGGTTCCAGCAACAGGGGAAAAAGTGAAACGCTAATATTTCTGATAAAACTGTTTGAGCAAAGTGATCGCTATGCATCCTTTATGGCAGCAAAACCCCACCCTGGTGGAGAAAAGGATCTTATAGCTGTATTTGAGCGTGATGGACTTAAGATTGGGATATCCACTTTGGGGGATTTGGGCTCTCAGGTTGAAAAATCTACCAAAGAGTTAGCTGAGATGGGATGCAACGTGATCATCACTGCTACACGAACTCAGAAGAAAACAGTTGTTGCTTTTGAAAAGGTTGCTGAAGAGTTCAGTTTCAAAAAACTGTGGTTTGAAAAAAACAACAATATGAATGATTACTGCAATAATTGGCCGAGTAAGCAGGAAGGGTTTGAGGCAATAAAAAGAAGCCGCTTTAATCAAAGTAATATGATGGATGCCAGTTTTATATTTAGCTACATCGACGGATTACCAGGTTGATTCGTTAGAAACTTATATCAAATACAAGTAAATACGATGCCTCGCAATAGCGGGGCTTTTTATTACCAGAAGAAGAAGGAAATACCATGTTTACAGTTAAGACCATCATCAACGGCGTGACCCACATCTGCGAACAGCCGAGTGTGACAATTGCCCGTGCGGGATGCGAGCGTTTCGACGATATTCTCTTGCAGACCAATGACCACTCAAACCCTGATTTCGCTATCTGGCTGCCAGCGGTCTATTCAGACCCACAGTGCAAAGATGCGCTGCAGGAAGAAGAGTTAATCGTCAGCGAGCGTGATGGCGTTCTGGATGAAGATGCTATCGCCATCTTGGTAGAAGACCTCGAAAGCCCTGAGCATGCAAAGCGCAAGGCATTCGACGGCGTTCGATACCAGTTCATCTACCCCGGCGACCAGGTGTACGTGATGAACTCTCACGGCTCAACAATCGAAACGGTTAAGTAAGGCATTACAGGAGCCATTCTACAGAGTGGCTTCGATAATGCTCCCAACATCGCACAGAGGTAAGACATGTCAGAGATCACCGCATCCGAGCAAATCCGCCTGGATATCATCAAGAAAGTTAACTACGACACCGCAGCGGCCAAGCTGGCCATTGACTGGGTTGGTGATAGCAATCTGAAAGCTGAGCTATTCGCTGACTCTTTTGATCGTGTCTTCACTGAAAGTGAGATTGTCTCGAAGACCCGCAAGGCCATCCAGGAAGCGACTGAGGCGCTGGCGTTGTTTGATACCGTGACTGAGTAGTCCAGCTAAGGCATTACAGCAGGCATTCACTGAGTCCCTGTGATAATGTTTAACTACTTGCACACAACCAGGTCGTTAAATATGGTCGAATATATAAGCGCTACTATTAATGGATTATGGGAATGCTATTTGTCATGGTCCAAACAGAAACGTGAGCTAACAATATCCAAGTTAGAAGCACTATCAAATTTATTGATAGATAATCGGACCTACCTGAGGGATTTCGCACATCAAGGTATTAAAGACGCTCAAAAGGAACTTGAACTTGCAAAGGAGTGGAGACGTGTCGCTCTCTTATTTCAAGATATTTCTCCTGAGTTGTCATACTTATGTGAGCAGAAATCAGACTACTGGATATATTCAGATCGATATACCAAGCAGAAAGTTAATGAGCTAGGGATAACAATAAGAAATCTCGAACATAAGCTAAGAATGGCAAAGGAAAACCTTCTATAGAATCCCTTTGTAATTTATGAAGGCCACATTTTAAACGGTGGCTTTTTTATTGGAGATGATAAGGATGCCCGCACTAATTCCCCGTGCATGCCGTAAGCGTGGATGCGCAGGCACAACAACCGACCGCTCAGGATACTGCGAGAAGCACCGCAATGAAGGCTGGCAACAGCATCAGCAAGGCAAGAGTAGGCATGAGCGCGGCTATGGTAGCCAGTGGGACATTAAGCGAGCCCGCATCCTTAAGCGTGATAATCACCTGTGTCAGAAATGCCTTCGAACTGGGCGAGCCGTTGCAGCCAAGACCGTTGACCACATCAAGGCTAAAGCTCATGGGGGTACCGATGATGATTCGAACCTCGAAAGCCTGTGCTGGCCCTGTCACAGAACGAAAACCGGGCGTGAACGTTTCAAGTGATATCGATTCCCATTTGAGTCGAGGCAGAGGGGGGCGGGGTCAAATCCCTGACGGCGAAGGCCCAAAGGACCGCCGCCTAACCTTTTTTCACACCGCCGCAGGTTAGAAAACTTTTTTTTGGGGTCCCCCATCCAATGATTAATAGGAGTTTTCGATTATGCCTGGACCACCGAAAACCCCGACACATCTGGCTTTAGTGAAGGGGAACCCATCCAAGCGCCCGATCAATAAGAACGAGCCAAAACCCCCGTCAGGGGTCCCCCCAATACCGAAACATTTCGATAAACAGGGTAAGTACTGGTTCAAGCGTATTGGTGAGGAACTTGATGCCGTCGGCGTGTTGACCACGCTGGATGCTAAAGCGCTGGAGTTGTTGATAGAAGCCTATGTTGAATACCGGCATCACTGCGACACGCTTGATCGTGAAGGTTACACCTATGCCGTCTACAGCGAAGATGATTCAGACGAAGGAGGGGAGCGGGAAATCAGAATGATCAAACCGCACCCTGCAGCAGTCATGAAGGCTGACGCGTGGAAACGGATCAGAGCGATGCTGAGCGAATTCGGCATGACACCTGCCAGCCGATCAAAGGTTGGTGCAAAAGGCCCGGCAGAAGCCGACCCACTGGAAGAATTTCTTAAAAAGCGCAAATGATGAATGGCAACCGTTGCAGATGGATTCCGCTACGCCGAGCGCGTGGTATCTGGCGATATCGTTGCTGGCGAACTGGTGCGTCTTGCGTGCCAGCGGTTCTTTCATGATTTAGAGCACGGCCCGGAGCGCGGTGTTTATTTTGATGAAGGCCGCGCCCAGCACGTTCTCGATTTTTATAACTTCGTCCCCCATGTGAAGGGGCACTTGACCGGCAAGCCGATCGAGTTGATGGACTGGCACACCTTCATCCTGATTAACCTTTTCGGGTTTGTCGTCCCGCTGATAGATGAAATAACGTTTGAGAGCATTCTTGACGACGATGGCGACCCCATGTTTGTGCGTCGCTTTCGTACCGCCTATGACGAAGTAGCGCGTAAAAATGCAAAATCAACGCTTTCGTCTGGCATCGGGCTTTATATGACTGGTGCCGACGGTGAGGGGGGGGCTGAGGTTTATTCCGCAGCAACAACCAGGGACCAGGCCCGCATCGTGTTTGATGATGCGAAGCGCATGATTAAGCTGGCTCCTAAAACACTGGGCCGGTTGTTTGGTAGTAACAAGCTGAATATTCACCAGGAGCGGACGGGCTCAAAATTCGAACCTGTAGCCAGTGATGCGAATAACCTCGACGGCCTTAATATTCACTGCGGGATCGTTGATGAGCTGCACGCACATAAAACCCGTGACGTCTGGGAAGTTCTGGAAACAGCGACCGGTGCGCGCCTGCAGTCCCTTATTTTTGCAATCACCACTGCGGGTTTTAATAAGGAAGGTATCTGCTACGAGCAACGTGATTATGCAATCAAGGTTCTGAAGAACTTTGATAACCCTGACCCGCTTTCAATTAAGGATGACAGCTATTTTGCGCTGATTTATACCCTGGATGAGGGGGACGATCCTTTCGACGAGGCAAACTGGCCGAAAGCAAATCCCGGCCTGGGGATATGTAAGCGTTGGGACGATATGCGCCGTCTGGCTAAAAAGGCGAAAGAGCAGGTGGCGGCGCGTGTCGGTTTTTTTACCAAGCATCTCAATATCTGGGTGCAAGGTGAAAAAGCATGGATGGATATGGCGCGCTGGGAAAAATGCCGTGACGACTGGGACGACTCCACTTCGGCCAACTGGTCAATGTGGCTCGGCGTTGACCTTTCCAACAAAATTGATATTTCAGCTGCAGTTAAAGTCTGGCTTGCTCCAAATGGCGATGTTTATGTCCGCTCCAGATTCTGGATACCTGAAGGTCGGCTGGAAGCTTGTTCCAAGCAGCAGGCGGACCTTTACAGAAAATGGAATCTCGCTGGATTCCTTGAGTTTACCGATGGCGATGTCGTTGACCATGCAGTAATTAAAGAGGAAACGATCGAATGGGCGCGAGGTGACTCGCTGAACGAGTTTGCATACGACCCGTGGAGTGCCACTCAGTTTGCTTTGTCGGTAGCAGCTGAAGGTGTACCAATTGTTGAAGTCCCTCAGACGGTTAAAAACCTGTCTGAAGCAATGAAGGAAGTCGAGGCGAAAATTTACGCCGGGCGTTTTCATCACGATGGCAATCCAGTGATGACATGGATGATGTCAAACGTCACCGTCAAACCAGACAAAAACGAGAATATTTTCCCCAACAAGGCCACGCCTGAAAACAAAATTGACGGTCCTGTCGCGATGTTTATTGCGATGAGTCGCCTGCTTGTTAACGGTGGTGGTGAAGTTGACTTCCTGTCCACTATCGATCCTGACGAAGACCTTTTACTTCTATGAAAACTCTAATCACTGATGTTATCGGGCTTACCGGGTTCGGTTCGCTTGCTGCAGGCGTGTATCTCCAGTTCGGGCTGGCGATGTCTCTGATGATGTCGGGAACCCTGCTACTCATTTATGCGCTGTTAGCGGCAATGAGGGGGAATAATGCTGCTTGATGCTCTTTTTCGCAGTGAACCACTGGAAAACCCGGCTACTCCGATCACGAGTGAATCGGCAGAAACCGATAACGTGTTTGCCCGAGACGTATTTGTCAGCCCGCAAACGGCGATGAAGCTGGCTGCGGTGTATGCCTGTATTTACGTTATCTCTTCGAATATCGCTCAGATGCCACTGCATGTTATGCGGAAAACCAATAACAAGGTTGAAGCTGCCCGCGATCACCCTGTGTTTTACCTGGTTCACGATGAGCCGAATATGTGGCAGACCAGCTATAAGTGGCGTGAGTTAAAACAGCGTCATATTTTGGGCTGGGGGAATGGTTACACCTGGGTGAAGCGTTCCCGTCGTGGTGAAGTTTCCGGGCTGGAATGCTGCATGCCCTGGGAAACGACACTGCTTAACACGGGTGGTCGGTATACCTATGGCGTTTACAACGAAGAGGGGGCGTTTGCCGTCAATCCCGACGATATGGTGCATATCCGGGCGCTGGGTAACAACCAGAAAATGGGGCTTAGCCCAATCATGCAGCATGCCGAGACGATAGGCATGGGGATGAGCGGGCAGGCTTATACCAGTTCATTCTTCAACGGTAATGCGCGACCCGCTGGCATTATTTCGGTGAAAAGCCAGCTGAATGAAGAAAGCTGGGGGCGTTTAAAAAGCATGTGGCAAAAAGCTACAGCTGCTTTGCGCAGCCAGGAGAATAAAACAATGCTTCTCCCGGCAGAGCTGGATTACAAAGCGCTCACCGTTTCCCCGGTTGATGCCCAGATCATTGATATGTCGAAGCTGAACCGGTCGATGATTGCCGGGATATTTAATGTACCGGCGCACATGATTAACGATCTCGAAAAAGCCACTTTCTCAAATATTACGCAACAGGCCATTCAGTTTGTCCGCTACACGATCATGCCGTGGGTAACGAACTGGGAACAGGAACTCAATCGCCGCCTGTTCACCCGTGCTGAACTGGCCGCCGGGTATTACGTCAGGTTTAACCTGACAGGCCTGCTACGCGGGACCCCGCAGGAACGTGCTCAGTTCTACCACTTTGCGATCACTGATGGCTGGATGAGCCGCAATGAAGCGCGAGCCTTCGAAGACATGAATCCGGTAGATGGCCTGGATGAAATGCTGGTGAGCGTTAACGCCGCGAACCCCGCAGACGATTTTAAGGCACCTAAAACCGACGAGGAAAAGCCCAATGAATGACCGTGAAACGCGCTGTTACAGCGGGGAGGTCAGAGCCGAGCAACGCACCGATGAACCTACCCGCATTCTGGGCTATGGCTCGGTGTTCAACAGCCGTTCTGAACCCCTGTGGGGATTCCGTGAAATCATCAAGCCCGGAGCATTTGACGATGTGCTGAATGATGATGTTCGCGGGCTGTTTAACCATGACCCCAACTTTATTCTGGGACGGAGCGCTGCCGGGACGCTATCCCTGTCTGTCGATGAGCGCGGCCTGCGTTACGACATTACAGCGCCGGATACGCAAACTATCCGCGATCTGGTGCTGGCGCCGATGATGCGCGGTGACATTAACCAGTCATCTTTTGCCTTCCGGGTATCCCATGACGGTGAAAATTGGTACCAGGACGATGAAGGGATCGTTATTCGTGAAATATCGAAGTTTTCCCGGCTGTTTGATGTCAGTCCGGTGACTTATCCCGCATATCAGGAGGCCGACTCCGGCGTCCGATCGATGAAAGCCTGGCAGGAGGCGCGCGACAGCGGTGCGCTAAAGAACGCCATTAATCAACGAATGGCGCGTGAGCGCCTGCTGACCCTTCTTAACGCGTAAGGAAAAATCATGAAACTGCATGAAATGAAGCAAAAACGTAACATCATCGCCAAAGATATGCGTGCCCTGCATGACAAAATTGGCGATACACCCTGGACCGATGAGCAGCGTACTCAGTGGAACGCTGCAAAATCGGAGCTTGACGCTCTTGATGAGCGTATTGCACGCGAAGAGGAACTGCGCCGCCAGGATCAGGACTATATCCACGAAAACGAGCCGGAACAGCGCCAGCAGCAGAATCGTGATCCAGCAAACCCGGAAGCACAGGCTAACGAACGCCGTGCTGCGGCGTTTAATGCGTTTTTGCGCCGTGGTCTTGGCGAGATGAGCGCTGAAGAACGCCAGGCTTTAAAGGAGCTGCGTGCTCAGGGCACGACGCCGGATGAAAAAGGGGGTTACACCGTACCAACCCAGTTCCGCAATAAGATCGTCGAAGCACTGAAAGATTACGGTGGAATTGCCAGTGTGGCGCAAATTCTGAATACCGCCAACGGCCAGGACATTGACTGGGCAACCTCTGACGGTACCACTGAAGAAGGTGAACTGCTGGGCGAAAACACTGAAACCAGTGAAGAAGACGTGTCTTTCGGCGGTGCAACGCTGGGGGCTAAAAAACTGTCCTCTAAAATCATTCGCGTATCCAATGAACTGCTCCAGGACAGCGGCGTAGACATCGAGGCGTTCCTGGCCGCGCGTATCGCCACTCGCATCGGACGTGGTGAAGCGAAGTATCTGGTATTAGGGACCGGCACCGGCACCCCGCTGCAGCCTAAAGGGCTGGCTGCGTCGGTAACTGGAACCAAAAATACCGCAGCAGCGAACACCTTTACCTGGAAAGAGCTGAACGCACTGAAGCACTCTGTCGACCCGGCATACCGTAACGGTCCAAAGGTGCGCTGGGCCTTTAACGATGCAACGTTGCAGCTGGTGGAGGAAATGGAGGACGGACAGGGCCGCCCGCTCTGGTTACCGAACATTATCGGTGGCGCACCTGCTACAGTTCTGCAGGTGCCGTATGTCGTTGACCAGGCTATTCCTGATATCGCGGCTGGTGCCAAATTTGCCTACTTCGGCGATTTTAACCGCTTTATCGTTCGTCGCGTCACTTACATGACGCTGAAACGGCTGGTTGAGCGTTACGCAGAGTACGATCAGACAGGCTTCCTGGCCTTCCACCGCTTCGACTGCGTACTGGAAGATACCGGCGCGATTAAGGCGCTGGTGGGTAAACCGGCATCTGGCGGCTAAGGTAATAATCAGCTTCAACCTCCACCGCTCCGGCGGTTTTTTTATGCCCGCAGTTCGCTGCGGGCCAGGGAAAACACATGAGCACAACGATTGAGATGTTGCGGGCGCAGTGTCGGATCGATATCGACGACACCACGGAAGATGAGGTGCTTACGCTCTATTATGGTGCCGCGCGCCGAAAGGCGGAGAGCTTCATCAACCGCCATCTTTATGAAGAAGAAGTGCCGGAAACTGATCCTGACGGGCTGGTGATTGCTGACGACATCCTCCTGGCGCTGATGCTGCTTGTCGGGCACTGGTATGAAAACAGAGAAGAGTCGTCAGACGCAGCAAAAACCAGCATCCCATTTGGCTTTACATCGCTGATAGAGCCGTACCGCTATATTCCGCTCTAGGAGGAATTATGCAGGCAGGACGATTACGGCATCGCGTCACTATTCAGAACTTCACAATATCAAAAACACCTTCCGGCCAGCCGGTAGAAAGCTGGGCTGATGGAAAAACTATCTGGGCCGAGGTTAAAGGGATCAGCGGTAGGGAGCTGTTAGCCGCTGGCGTTGAGCGTGCTGATGCCACCATTCGCGTCTGGGTGCGTTTTCGTACAGACATCTCAGCTTCTTCCCGTTTGAAAGTACTGAATGGACCATACAAAGATGCGGTCCTGAATGTCACTGGGCCTCCGGTTCCGGATATCAAAGGAACCCGGCTGGAAATTCTCTGCAAACAGGGGACCGAAAAATGATTGATGTGAATCTGGATTTTTCCGGGTTGCAGGATATTGCCCACGATCTGCAAACGCTCAGCAAGGCCGAAAATAATAAAGTTCTCCGGGAGTCGACCCGTGCTGGTGCCGAATTGCTCCGCGAGGAGGTGATTGATCGCGCTCCTGAGAAATCCGGAAAACTGAAGAAAAACGTTGTTGTCGTCACCCAGAAAAGTCGCCGTAGCGGTGAAATTTCATCTGGGGTGCATATTCGTGGCGTTAACCCGCGAACGGGGAACAGCGACAATACAATGAAGGCCAGCAACAAGCGGAATGCGTTTTACTGGCGCTTCGTGGAGCTGGGAACATCTACGGCGCCTGCACATCCGTTTGTTCGCCCAGCTTTTGATACCCGCATGGAAGAAGCTACGCAGGTGGCGATGCAGCGGATGAATCAGGCTATCGATGAGGTGTTATCAAAATGACAGAGGATGATCTCTATGACCTGCTGTCGACGCTGGCAGACGGGCGGGTTTATCCGTATGTGGTGCCGCTAGGCAGCGACGGACTTCCTGCAGTTTCCACTCCCTATGTCATTTTCTCGATACCGACTGATGTTGCCGGGGATGTTTTCTGCGGCCAGGCAGAGTCGACACTGCGCATTCAGGTTGATGTATGGGCTGAAACGAATGACGAAGCCAGAGCGTTACGCCTGGACGCCCTGGCTCGCCTGCAGGTACTTTCACCTGTCGAGGTGACAAAAATTCCTGGCTACGACACGACAACCCATCTTCATCGGGCAACCCTCGAAATAACGGTTATTGCCTGACAAAAACCAATCCAATCCGACCGCCACTGGCGGTTTTTTCATTTATGGAGGCTGCGATGTCAGCACTATTTGAACGTGCCCAAAAAACGGTAGTAATGATTACCTCTGTGCCGGTCACCGAGGCAGAGCTGGATACCGCAACCTGGTTAAACCTGAGTTGCACTATCAAACAGGCAAGCTTTACCGCTGGTCAGAAAAACGATATTGACGTGACAACGCTCTGTTCGGATGAAACGGAAAATATCAACGGCCTTCCTGCTCCGTCTGAAATGTCACTTTCCGGTAACTTCTACCGCAACCCGGCGCAGGATGCACTTCGTGCCGCATATGATAACGACGGGGTTTATGGGTTTAAGGTTATTTTCCCGTCTGGTAATGGATTCCTGATGCGCGCTGAGGTACGACAGCACACCTGGGATTCTCAAACCAATGGCGTGGTTGCTGCAACGTTCTCGCTGCGTCTGAAAGGTAAACCCACCAATATTAACGCCCCAGGAGTCCTGTCCTTTACTACTGACCTTCCGGCGTCCCAAACGGTCGCGGCAGGAAGCGCCCTGACCATGGGCGTGGTCGTCCAGGGCGGTACGGCACCTTATACCTACGCCTGGAAAAAGGGCACCTCGACGGTCAGCGGCCAGACCAGCGCAACGTTTACGAAAGCCAGCGCTGTATCCGGTGATGCCGGGGTTTATTCCTGCGTGGTTACTGATGCCGATGGCACTGTGATCACTTCTTCTGATTGCACCGTCACCATCAATTAACGGAGCGCCGGGAGACCGGCGATAAAATTAATGTCAAAACCGTGTCTTAAAGCACTGGCACTGGCACCGATGGCGGGCTTTCGTAAAAAAGAAGTCTCCGTTCCGGAGTGGGATAACGCCAAAGTCATCATTCGTGAGCCATCAGCAGAAGCCTGGATTCGCTGGCAGGGCATTGCCAGCCCGGAACCACCCAAACTACCGGAAGGGCAGGAGCCCCAGGAGGCACCAGAACTGACCCCTTCAGAACGAGCCTTCCGCACGATGCGGGCCGACGTCACGCTTTTCATCGATATTTTGCTGGATACCGACCTGCATCCCGTCTTTACTGTCGATGACACCGAACAGGTTGAAGCGATCTATGGCCCTGTGCATTCCCGGCTGTTGAAGCAGGCACTTGATCTCATTCGTGACGCGGATGATGCTAAAGCAAAGTAAAAATGCCTGGCATGCAGTTCCTGATGGCGCTGGCGCTCCGGATGGGCCGCACGCTGGGCGAACTGCGACAAACAATGACGGTTGGCGAATTCAGGATGTGGGCTGAGTACGACCGTATCAGCCCAATCGGCGATATTCGCGGCGATATCCTCAATGCTCAGCTGGTATCTGCGGTTTACGGAGCGCAGGGCGGTAAAGTCACCATTGAAGATGCTCAGCTTCAGTGGAGCACAGAAGAGATTGAGGTAAACGACGGCGGCGATCCCTTTGCAGGGCTGGAAGCGGCGCTGCTGGCTGCGTCAGCATAGCCAGTAATAATTCGTGTGGATGCCACTCATAACAGGTGTTATGTTGTTTTTTTTGACACACGGAGTGCTTTAAATGACTACTACTGGCTGGATATTATTATTTGTTTTTGCTCGCCTTATTGATCTTGTTATCTGGTATTTCCTGAACAGAGGAAGCGTAAGAGCTAATGATCAGATCGCTATGCTTAAAGAAATCTCTGAAAAGCAAAGTGCTCAAATTGATCTTCTGATTGCACTTGCTCATAAAAAAGAGGAACCAGAAAAAGATTATCTGGAAGAAGCAAGGAAAAAAGCTGGTTTAATTTAATAATATTGAAATCATAAAAAAGCCCCACAATGTGGGGCTTTTTGTTTCTGAGGAAATGAAATGGCAACCCTGCGTGAACTTATCATTAAAGTTTCTGCTAACTCTCAGTCATTCCAGACCGAGATAGCCCGCGCGTCACGTATGGGGGCTGATTATTATAAGACAATGCAGAATGGCGGCAGGCAGGCTGCGGCTTCAGTTCGGGAAACTCGCCGTTCTGTTGCTGAGCTAACTGACCAGATGGAGTCAGCAAAGGCTACCGCACTGGGGTTAACCGGGGCATTTGCTGGTGCTTTTGCTACGGGGCATTTAATAGCCCTGGCTGATGAATGGAATTCAGTAAACGCCCGCCTAAAACAGGCATCTCAATCAACTGATGATTTTACCAGCTCTCAAAAACAGCTGATGGATATCAGTCAGAAAACGGGTACATCTTTTTCTGACAACGCTAATTTATTTTCCCGTTCAGCAGCATCAATGCGGGAATATGGTTACAGCTCCAGCCAGGTGCTGGATATTACTGAGGCTATTTCTACTGGTTTAAAACTTTCTGGCGCGAATGCTCAGGAGTCCAGTTCGGTCATCACTCAGTTTAGCCAGGCTCTGGCGCAGGGCGTGCTGAGAGGTGAAGAATTCAATGCCGTCAACGAGAGCGGTGACAGGGTTATACGGGCGCTTGCGGCAGGGATGGGGGTTGCGCGTAAAGACCTTAAATCTATGGCGGATCAGGGGCAGTTAACCATTGATAAAGTAGTGCCAGCCCTCATCAGCCAGCTTGGTAAGCTACGGAATGAATATGGTGAATTGCCGCAGACTGTTTCATCGTCGGCAACAAAAGTTGAAAACGCTTTTATGCAATGGGTCGGTGGAGCTAATGAAGCTAGTGGCGCGACAAATACCTTAACCGGATTACTTGATGGCGTAGCCAACAATATTGATCAGATCGCCACTGCTGCCGGAGCGCTTGTTGCCGTTGGTGCAGCCCGATATTTGGGAAATATGGCTCTTGGTGCCAGCTCTGCAACGGCTGGGATTATTAATGCTGCAAAAAGTGAAGTAGCTTTAGCTGAAGCCCAGGTCAGAGGGATGCAGGTTTCGACAGCTCGCGCGCGTGCTGCAGTTTATCGTGCTCAGCAGGCACTGGCAGCGGCGCGGGGTACAGACGCGCAGGCCGCTGCAGAAAAACGGCTCTCACTGGCGCAGGAGTCACTTAACCGTAATATTCAGGCCAGAGTATCCGCTCAGACTGCGCTGAACTCGGTTACTGCTGTAGGTTCCCGGCTCATGGGTGGAGCATTAAGCCTCGTTGGCGGTATTCCAGGGCTGGTTTTGCTTGGTGCCGGTGCCTGGTACACGATGTACCAGAATCAGGAACAGGCCAGATTATCCGCTCAGGAATATGCAAACACCATTGATGCAGTCCGTGAAAAGACAAAATCAATGTCCCTGCCCGAAGTTTCTGATAATGAGACCAAAACCCGTCAGGCGCTGGAGGAGCAAAACCGTCTTGTTGATGCACAGGCATCAAAAGTAAAAAGCCTGAAGGAAGAGATCGCGGGCTATCAGTATGTTCTGTCCAACCCCGGGCCGACAACCAGTGGCGGTTTCATGATAAACCACCTTACTTCGGTTGAAACGGTCACCCGTAGTCTGGAAGAAGCGACTTCCGCTCTGGCCGTTGAACAGGAGAGGCTGACTCAGATGCAGGCTAAGTCTGAGTCGATCCAGTCGGTACTGGAAGGGATAGAGAACAGGCGAATAGCATTAATCCGGCAGCAGGCCGCAGAACAGAATTCAGCATATCAATCGTTATTAATGATGAACGGTGAGCATACTGAATTTAACCGTTTGCTGGGTCTCGGAAATAATCTCCTCATGGCCCGGCAGGGGCTGGTAAACGCACCACTACGCTTACCGCAGGTAGACCTCACAACCCAGCAAACGGTTGCACTTGAAAAAAGCCGTCGTGATCTGGCGCTTTCAAAACTCAAAGGTGAGGACAAAGAGCGCGCACGACTGGGTTATGCTGCGGATGACCTGGGGTTAACTAACGACCCACAGTTTCAGACCGGACGGCAGGAGTTGATTAATAACGGCCTGAATGAATGGAGAAACAACCAGGAAAATAAACCCAAGCCAAAAGGAAGGCATGGGAAAACCGAGGCGGAGAAAACCGAAGATACCTATACCCGGCTGATTAAACAGCAACGGGAGCAAATTGCTCTTTCCAGCCAAAACACTGAACTGGCAAAGATGAAATATCAGGTTACTCAGGGGGAATTATCTTCGCTTGAAAAATCCAAAAAGGAAACGTTGCTGCACAATGCGGCGCTTATTGATCAGAAAAATATCGCTGAACAGTTAAAAACATTCCGCGAAGGTCTGGCCGACAGTAATGCTGCCGCCCGGGAAAGGGGGAATATCGATTTCCTCGGCGCGGGACAGGGGGATAAAGCCCGTGACCGAATGACGGAAATGGCGGATATTCGTGCTGATTTTCTCAGGCAGCAGCGTGACTTACAGCGTGATTTCAGTCGTGGGCAGATTTCCGAAGACCTGTATAAAAAGCAAACGGAAGCGCTTAAAACAGCGCTTGCCGAACGCCTGGATATTCAGGAGGAGTATTACAAAAAAACCGATGAACAGCAGTCAGACTGGCGCGCGGGGATCAGCGATTCCCTGATGAACTATGCCGATCAGGCTTCTGATCTGAGTTGGCTTTGTTGAATAAATAAGATTTCGTGCGAACGACCCTGTAGCTGGCTGGATTTTCAGGCAATACGCACGCTTTCTGGCATCCCAGCCTTTGTCATCCTGTTCAACGCACGCACCATGGCCATAGCTTCCGCTACCTGACCATCGTAGTCACGCAGCGTCAGTGAATCTCCCAACAACTGCTTCATTCTGTACATTGCCGTTTCCGCTATCGAGCGACGGTTATATTCCGTTGTCCATTTCCACCGTGCATTGCTTCCGCTCAGCCGCTGATTAGCAACGGCACGGTTGCGGTCTGCGTACTCACCGGGCCAGTAACCTGCTCCTTTTCGGGGAGGAATAAGCGCGCTGATTTTTTTGCGGCGCATTTCATCGTGACAAAGCCGTGTATCGTAAGCCCCGTCTGCCGCGGCTGCCCTGATTTTTCTGTGAGTCTGCCGGATAAGGCCCGGGAAGGCTTCTGAGTCCGTGACGTTATTCAGCGACAGGTCTGCACAGACAACTTCATGTGTGTTGCTGTCAACAGCAAGATGCAACTTTCGCCAGATACGACGGCGCTCTTTGCCGTGCTTTCTGACTTTCCATTCGCCTTCACCAAAGACCTTCAGCCCGGTGGAATCAATCACCAGGTGTGCGATTTCACCCCGGGTGGACGTTTTGAAACTGACATTAACCGACTTTGCCCGCTTACTGACACTGGTGTAATCCGGGCAGCGCAACGGAACGTTCATCAGGGCAAAAATGGAATCAATAAAACCCTGCGCAGCCCGCAGGGTCAGCCGGAATACGCGTTTAATCACCAGAACGGTGGTGATGGCGAGATCAGAATAGCGCTGGGGCCTTCCTCGTGATGAAGGCGTTGCCGACTCATACCAGGCCTGAATCGCCTCATCATCCAGCCAGAAAGTGAGGGAGCCACGGTTGATGAGAGCTTTGTTGTAAGTGGACCAGTTGGTGATTCTGAACTTTTGCTTTGCCACGGAATGGTCTGAGTTGTCGGGAGGATGCGTGATCTGATCCTTCAACTCAGCAAAAGTTCGATTTATTCAACAAAGCCATCTGAGTTCAATGGCTGCCACTGCAACCAGCGAGATTCTGGATGCCACCACTAACTCTATCTCCAACAACCTGACAAACGTCCTGACAGGCGCTGCTTCGTTTAAATATGGGATGTCGAATATTTTTTCTTCCCTGGGCGAAACGGTGATTAAGACGCTGATCCAGATGGCAACACAGGCGTTGATCACTAAAGCGATTATGGCGTCATTTGGCGGCGGAGCGGGTGGGTTGTTCGGTAGTCTTTTTGGCGGTGCCAGCGGTGCGGCAAGTAGTGGTACCGCTATTCAAAGCGCGGGAGCTAATTTTTCATTTAACGCTCTCGGAGGCGTTTACGATTCTCCGTCACTTTCTGCCTACAGCAATGGTGTTTACAGCACTCCCCAATATTTTGCGTTTGCGAAAGGTGCGGGTGTATTCGGCGAGGCCGGGCCGGAAGCCATCATGCCGCTTACCCGTGGTGCTGATGGTTCGCTGGGGGTCAAAGCTGTTGGGCGGGAATCGCCGGCGGTACAGAACGCTGCGAGGCAGCAGCAGGAAAGACAACTTCTTTCAACTGGTGACATCAACGTCAATTACCACCTCACTGGTAAACCGGATGATGTGATGATGCAGACATTGGATGCCCACGGCCGCCGCCTGGCTAAACAGATAAAATCTGAACTGACGAGCGACGTAAACAATCCTCAAAATGCCTTCGGTAGAGCTCTTTACTCCAACCTTCAGCCCAAAAAACCACGATAACCTGCCCGGAGGGAATATTCATGGCAGATATTTTCTACCCGGACGAATACCTGCCCATGCCGCTTATGGACGGGTACGGGTTTAAGCCCATATCACCTTTGCTGCGAACGGAGATGACGTCCGGTCGCGCTCAACAACGAAGGCGATATACCTCAACACCCACCCAGGCATCGGTTAAATGGATTTTTAAAACTGATGCTCTGGCGCAGGTGTTTGAGGCGTTTTTCAGGGATGCGCTTAAAGATGGCCAGTCCTGGTTCTATCTGAAACTCCAGACTCCCATCGGGGTAAAGCCCTATAAAGCCAGGTTCGTGGATATTTACGAAGGGCCGACGCTGGTCGCGCCAAAATACTGGCAGTACAGCGCAACGCTGGAATTATGGGAGCGCCCGTTACCGCCTTCTGGCTGGGGGAATTACCCGGAATGGCTGGCGGGCCAGTCGTTACTGGATATTGCGCTAAACAGAGAGTGGCCGAAGCATGACAATTCTTGAGCGGCTATATGCCAGCAGCGGATCGGAGGTTATTCACGATACGCTGCAGATATCGGCAGGAGATGATAACTACTGGCTAACCAGTGGCTGGGATGACGTTTCAGTGACGCTGGAAAATGGTCAGCCGGTGACGTTTGATGCCAGCGCGATAGATATCGCCTTACCAGCCAGGAACGCCGACGGGACACAGGATTTAAAGTTTGCTATCAGCAATATTGACGGACGGGTTTCAGAGGCGATCGATAAAATTCTGGATGAAATGAAATCAGCCACGCTGACATTCCGGCGGTACATTTCATCCGATCTGTCTGCTCCGGCATCATCACCGTATACGCTCGATATCAAATCCGGCTCCTGGACCCCGACAGCAGTTCAGGTCACGGCAGGCTATATGAATGTCCTCAAAACAGCCTGGCCCCGTAAACGTTACAACCTCGCCGAGCATCCGGGCTTACGTTACTAATCTGAGGCAAATATGTTTAATCCTGATAAATACCGTTCTGTTAAATGGCAGAAGGGCGGTAGAGCCTACCCGCTACTCGACTGCTTCGGCATTGTGAATGAAATACGCAGCGACCTGGGGCTACCTGAATGGCCGGATTTTGCAGGTGTGACCAAAGACGGCGGGGGCCTCGACCGGGAAGCGAGAAAGCTGATGCTTTCGCTGAAACGTTGTGAACCCTGTGAAGGTGCCGGAGTGGCTTGCTATTCGGGCTCAACAGTTTCCCATGTCGGGATCGTTGTAATGCTCGATAACCAGCTGCAGGTCGCGGAATGCAATCCAGGCTCGGGGGTTACGTTTCTGCCACTGTCGCGATTTATCCGCCGCTTTAACCGCGTGGAGTTCTGGCAATGACGATAAAGTTTTACCCGTCCCCGCTTCCGGGTGAACCCCTTGAAACGCACGAGCATGGTGTGCTGACGCTGCATGAGTGGATGAGCAGAAATGTCCCGAGCTATTCACAGGATAAAACTCATCCTGTCGTGATCGAGCTGAACGGCCAGGCAGTCCCCCCGGCGGAATGGCCGTTATGTTTGTTGCGGCCAGACAGCGACGTGCGGATATATCCCATTCCGTATGGCACGGGTCTTGAAATTGCCGCGTGGGTTTCGGTGGCCGTATCCATTGCGTCTACGGCCTATGCATTATTCTTTGCCCCTAAACCAGAGCTGGGCGGCTTTTCATCCAGTAACGCTTCATCGCTGGATCTGAATCCGGCTAAAGCCAACACAGCGAAGCTTGGCGATCCCGTTAGGGAGGCTTTCGGGCGAAACCGGATCTACCCGGATTACCTGGTACAGCCGGTAACGCGATTCGACCCCGCTGATCCAACCAGAATGACGGTCGAAATGTTTGTCTGCCTTGGATATGGGCGTTTCTCCTATACCGGTGGGGATTTTCGGGTAGGAGAAACTCCGGCGCTGACCTTGGGCGAGGGCTTTTCATATAAAAGCTATGGGCCTGGCGATAATGTGGCCGGGGATCGTCGCAGTGAGATATGGTTCAACTCAACGGAAGTTGGGGGAACGTCGAGCGGCAGCGGCCTCGATATGGCTCAGACTGCCCCTGAAGCCAGTGATATTGTTGCTGATGCCATGACCGTCAGCGGTGCCTCTGTCTCGTTTTCTGGCCTCGATGTCGATGATGATAATGATGAAGACGAGGATGAGAACAAACTTCCTCCTGGCTGGATCGCCGGTGCAATTGTCACCCTGAAAGCGCCAGTGAATTATCAGGTATCCATCGAGGGCGGTTTTAACGTGCTGACAGGCGACGTCGTGTCAGAGATTGCGCCATTCAGCGGAATGCCTGTCACCCTAACGTTTAACGGTACTGACTATGATCTGCAGATCTCCACGTATATCCGTCACCAGGACGCCGTTCCGGGAACAGGGGGAGCGACTGCGGTATTACGCGCCAGTGCGTCGCCGTCAACGTATGACTTTACGACAACCAGCCAGACCTTTGCTCTGACCTGGCAGGGTATCACCTATACCATATCTCTGGTCGCCAACTACGGCACAATGTCTGGCTTGCTCACAGCGATTAATGGCGGGTTGAATGGTTCGGGGCTCATTGCTCAGGATGATGGCGGCGTGATACGTATCGTCGAGATCTCCAGCCCCTGGCGTGGCGGTTCCCTTACGTCATCTTTCCTGCCTGCGTCAGTATTTGGTGACAGCCCGGTATTTACTGCTGGTGCAGCCTCCAGCGGCGGAAGCCCTGCGGTAACAGCCAGCGTCACGCTGGCATACGATTCTGGCACTGCCTTTTCCGGATTGCCGGAAGGCACCCAGCGGATTTCCCTGGCGCACCGTGGCAACGAATACCAGATAGCGTCTACTGATGGTCCCTCTGCGACCGTACAGCGTGTGGTTAACGGTGTCGTTGACAGCACCTGGTCAGGCTTTATGACCCGTACCGTCGTGGATTTTGCCGCGTCTGGTATTAACGATAATGAAACCTGGCTCGGCCCCTTTCTGGCCTGCCCGCAAAATGAAGTTGTGGACGCCTTCGAGGTCAACTTTGCTTTCCCAAACGGAATTTGCGGGTTCCAGAACAACGGGAATAAGCGGGTCCGCCATGTCGAGTATGAAATCCAGTATCGCGTTTATGGTTCCGGATCAGGGTGGACGAGTAAGCCAGGGGTTTACGCGCTTAAAAACATTAATGGCCTCGGTTTTACAGAGCGTTTTGATCTGTCCTCTCCTGGGCTGGTGGAGGTTCGATGCCGCCGCCGTAATGAGCAGGGGAGCAACAACGCGAGAGACAGCATGTTCTGGCAGGCGCTCAGAGGTCGTTTGCTTTCCCGTCCGACCTCCTACGCAGGGATATCAACAATAGGGATCACGGTTGAAACCGGTGGCCAGCTGGCGGCGCAGTCAGACAAGCGTGTGAGTGTTGTCGCCACGCGAAATTATGATGGCGGTGGTGACAGGACAATCAGCGGTGCGTTCCTGCATCTTGCCCGCAGTCTGGGATATCGCGACGACCAGATCGACATTGCGGCACTCAGTACGCTGGAGGAGACCTACTGGACGCCAAGGGGAGAATATTTTGATCACCAGGCAAGCAGTGACAGCACATCAGCAAAGGATATTTTCGACAAAATTGCAGAGGCTGGCATGGGGTATTTTCTGCTGTCTGACGGGTTGCTTTCTGTCGGAAGAGAGGGCGTCAAAAGCTGGACAGGGATCATTACTCCTCAGGATACCGTCGAGGAAATGCAGACGTCATTCAGGGTCCCGTCGGAGGATGATTTTGATGGCGTGGATGTGAAATATATCAACCCTGTGACCTGGGCGGAGGAAACCGTACAGTGCCGGACGCCGGAAAATCCTTTTCCGCGCAAAACGGAGGCATACACCATTGATGTTGCCATGACTGCAGATCGCGCCTGGCGTATCGGGATGCGTCGGTTAATGAAATATCTCCACCAACGCCGGACATATACGGCTACGACTTCAATGCTGGGATGGTGTCATGACTTCGGTGATCACATCATTTTGTCCGACGACATTCCAACCGGGAAAACCCAAAGTTGCCTGATTGACGCGATGATTTACGACTTCCAGAAAATTACGCTGCACGTCACGGAGCCACTGGACTGGAGCTACGCGAATCCTCGCTGCTGGATACAGTTTCAGGACGGTCGACCATCATCGCGAATGCTCACGCCGCAACGGGTAGATGATTTCACGCTGACGGTGCCGTACAACGACGACCTGCATCCGGATGACTGGATAATGGATGACCCAGATATTGACCTGCCGAAGTTATTGTTCTGCGACAGTGAAAAGGGTGCGCGGCATGGGATAGTCCAGGAGGTTGCCCCATCGGGTGACAGCAACTGTCAGATTACTGCACCTGAATATAAAGAAATTTTCTACCAGTACGACGACGCGACATACCCCGGCGGCGTCGCTTAATACCAAAAAATCCCTTTCAACTTTTCTTTCGCTCAAACCCTCGTTTGGGCGAACGCCTTTTTTGGAGCAAAAAATGGCCGAACTTAACCCGCCTTTGGGAACGACGACGCCTGAAATTTTCCTGGATAACGTCAAGCGCGCTGACGAACTGGTGAACGGTCCGGCCGGAACGGTTAACGACCGCGGCGGTGAACCGCTGGATACGTGGCGCCAGATGATGGCGAAAAACGACGAGATCAGGCAGAACCTGATCCCGCTCAGTAAGCAGTACGCGACGCTGGCGGCGGCGCAGGCGGATATCGCGAATATCCCCGAGGGGAGCAGCACGTATTACCGCAGCCCGGACGACAGCGCGCTGGCAGTTGAGGTTATTAACAACGCCGGGACGCTGCAGCCTACCGGGCGGAAAATGCCTTCTCAAGCGGCCATCCAGGCAGTTCTTGACTATATCTCATCTCTCATTGCTACTGATGATGCTGATTCTCCTTTACTGACACTTAATGATGAGGCGGGGTTTCGTCTGGCGGCATTCGGCCTGAATGCAATTCAGAGCAATGCGATGACGGCTGAGTATGATGAGTTTATTGATGGTTTTGTATTCCGGGATAGCGTCGGATTCGTTATTCAGCAAATAGGGACTCCTCTGCTCAGCTCTGTTGACAGTGTTCAGCCTGTCGTTGAGCAGCAGCGATTGGTGACTGAGGCATTCAGTGCTGAATCTGACGCGGATATTTCTGGTTTTGTATTTCGCGACAGTGTGGGATTTGTCCTGATGAATCTCAATGGTGAGCAAAGCGATCAGAATAACGATGGGGTAGATGACATTTCACGCAGAAATGCAGCAAATCTGGCCGCTGCTGCTGCCGCACGAGACGAAATTAATACGCGTATTGCTCGCCCGGTTTACGATTACAATATTCTGATCACAGACGGCCAGTCGCTGAGTAACGGGAATGAGGGATGGGCTGCACTGAGCAAGGACATTCGCGCTACTCTGAACATTAATATGCTCGGTGACTCCGTCCGGCCAAAAAATGAGAACGGCTCGACGTTTACGCCGCTTAACGGAGCTGAAATCAGACCAGCCCGTGCAGTAGTGCAGGATTTAATCGCCCCTCCTGATGGCGGAAACCTCATGACTGATGAGGCCGTGGCTGCGCTGCCTCGCGGTGCTAACAATTTCGGTGAAACCGTCGATATCGGCGCGATGTGGATGTGGCGGGAAATGCAGTTACAGTTCCGGGGGCTGGCAACGGATGAGCGCAAAATTGTGGCTGTCAACTGCGGTGTTGGCGGGCAGATTATTGAACACCTCTCTAAAGGCCATTCCTGGGGATTCTACAACCGGATCATTTCAGCCGTTACCCAGATTAAAGCTATTGCTGACGCCGAAGGGAAAACCTGCGGCGTGGTGGGTTTTTTATATCTTGGCAATGAATATAACTATGACAGCACAAAAGGGGGAACGACAGACCGCGCAGAATACAGAGCGCTCCTGAGAAAGCTGATTGATGACGTCATTGCGGATACCGCAGCCATTACAGGCCAGACTGAGCCACCTCTGACTGTGCTGTATCAGACCAGCGGCAGCTGGACGCGGGACAGCACGAACATGAGCATTGGAGAGGCTCAGCTTGATATCTGTGCGGAAGATGCAAACGTAATGATGGCATCGCCGGCGTATGCCGTAACTGACAAAGGTGGTCATCTTGACGCGAATGGCTATCGCTGGCTGGGAATGCAGTTCGGAAAAGTGCTCCATCGTGCAATTGATCGTCGCCAGAACTGGCGGCCGCTGCAACCCCTGTCTGTCACGCTGAGCGGAACATTCCTGCGTGCGGATTTCCTGGTGTGGAGCCCGCCGCTTCAGTTTCGATCGTGCTACGTGGGTTCATCTCCGACGATGTATGCCGCAAAAGGATTCAGAGTCACTGACGACGCCGGGGACGTTCCGGTGACGCGGGTCGACATTGTAGCCGATACCGTAGTCGATATTACGCTGGGGCGAGAAACGACCGGCGATGTTTATCTATGGTACGCCAGCCAGACCGGAAGTAACGGTAACGGAAATCTGTTTGACAGCGACACAACGGTCGCTGTTGCGAATTACGAATTTCATGAAGGGGTGGGGCAATATCCGGAATCAAATATTCCAGAGCTGGTAAACCGTCCATACCCACTGAATAACCCCTGTGTGGCATTTCGTCGCCAGGCAATCGCTATTTAAGGAAAACAAATTATGGGTTCGCGTATTATTGTTCCGGGTTATTTTGGTGATAAAGGCCTGGGTTTTGACCCGCTCGTTCGCCGTGGCCTGAAATATTTGAATTTTTATGGAGAGGCAGATAAAACTGGTCGGAATCTCGCACCGGATGGGGTAGCTGCAACGGTACTGGGTTCGCCTGTTGTGCAGGGAAATGGCGTCCAGTTTACGCCTGCCGGAACATTGCTGGATACAGGCATTCTGCAATCTGCTGATTTCACATTTTTCACAATCTTCAACTGTCCGACCCTGTCGCAGATTCTGCTGCTCAGCAATTTTAACGGACCTCGACAGTCAGGCTCAGGCACCACTCAAGGTGTAGTGCTCAGAACGCAGCCTGGCTCGACAAATATGACGTTGAATTTTTCTGTTAACACTATCAACGGGAGTGCATCGACACAGCGCACAGTCGCGCTCAGTGGATTGCAGGCGAACGCAAACTATTTAGTGTGCGCGCGTTTTAAATCGGGACAAAAAATGGACTTCCAAATCCTGAACAAAGCTCTGTCAGCAGAGAAAACAACAGATATGGGCGACCCGGCGGATTTGGGGGCAAAACTGCGTATCGGTGGTAGTTACCAGGCTGATCTAACGAACGCAGGGATTCACAGATTTTCTGCTTTACACACTGTTGCGTTGACAGATGATGAAATTACAAAAGCCGCCACTCAGTGGATGGCGTGGGCTAAGGCTGTTGGTTTAATTATGTGATTTTTTACAAGGAATGTATTTGCCCGGTACATTTAAAAAATACCGGGCAATTTCTTTACTTCAAATCTACAAAAATTTTTTTAGCCCAGTGCTGACCAATGTCAATGGTGAGCGTTTGCTCACCAGAGTCATTAAGTGGGTTCATTAACCAAAAGAATCGAAATTCATTTTGACCTTCATAAGGTATTTTGGGTTTTGTAAAAACAGGATCTTGTTGCTGCAAAAAGTTCGTTAACTCAACTTTAGTATATGAAACAGGTTTATTGATATATCTGATATCTTTTTTGAATTTTAAGCACAGTTGATCGGCAACTAAATCACAAAAAAAATCTGGTTGTTCTATTTTGATACAGAACTCCCCAAAGTCCTCCTTGAAATAGTCATCATTTCTGACAGTTGTTGCGCATACTATATATTCATCATGGCAGTAGCTTTCTGTTTCACAGTCTCGCATAATAACTGTTCCACCCTCGGCAACTTCAACAAGTTGTGCGAATTGTGGTTGAACTTTGATGACTTCATCCCATGCTGTCTTATCGAACTCCTGATATGGCACTTTATATTTTGAAATCCCCTCTAAAACATCACCTTGCTTTTCATTTTCAATTCCTCTGTAATAATTCAAAGTGCCTAGCCTGATTTTACCATTTAGATAATCATCCTTGAAAGACTTCTCTTTGAAATATTTAAAGACTTCCATATGCTAACCTCATTATGCTTTGCTGTGATTGTATAAGTGAAATTTCGCTACATAATCAACCGGATTCTCGATGAATCATTTCAATCTCAATTACCAGACGCAATAGCTAAGCTTATCGAGCAAATAGGGGAGATAATGACACCATTAATCCCATAAGAGTCAGTGGATTGCAAGATCATTATCATTTCCCGCTTGCTTTCAAAAACAGCATCAAGGTTGAACTGTCGTGCCGCCGCATCGTACGCATCGTGGACTTTCAGCGCGAACTGGCGAAGCTCAACCACGCATTCACCCTGCGCGAAGCCAACGTGACCATGAAAATAAAAAGTGTTCGCACCGAAAATTACTTGATTAACTGCGAGCTCATGATGCGCCGTTCTGGTGATGAGGTAAACCGGCGAGTTTGCGTTCTGGATAGCTGCTCGCAGATTTTGGCATCTCAAGTGATGGTGAGGATGGCATCCTGATCTTGGAAGAATTCGTAGAATGTGAGCTGGTTTTCGAGGATATGGTCAGCGGGAAGAATGCCCGGCGGCCAGGTTTAAAGCGAGCGCTGCGGCGGCTCCGCCCGGGTGATGTGCTGGTGGTCTGGAAACTGGATCGGCTTGGCCGCAGCGTGCGTGATCTGATTACGCTCGTGTCGGAGCTTCAGGCGCGCGGGGTGAACTTCCGCAGCCTGACCGACTCGATCGACACTTCGACGCCAGCAGGGCGATTCTTCTTCCACGTCATGAGCGCCCTGGCGGAAATGGAGCGCGAGTTAATAGTGGAGCGTACCCGAGCCGGATTAGCCGCTGCTAGGGAGCAGGGGAGAGTCGGCGGACGCCACCGGGTAATGACCACTGAGGTTGTGGAGCGATGCCGCAGGATGTTGGGTACGGGCGCAACCCGGCAGCAGGTAGCCGATGTGAGAGGGGGGGGTGAAGACGATTTATAAATATTTTCCGGCTCAATACGGCGAAAAAAACCCCTTGACCAGGCACACTCAAGGGGAAAATACAACATAACATTATTGCTGTGTGCGTCCTTGCGCGCAGCATATTTTCAGAGAAAATCTCCATCGTTTCCAGATGTTTCTTGTTATTTCAGACTTTGTACTAACCCTGATTATAAAAAAGCCACAAATCAGACAGCGTTGACGCCACAAAACTGCTCTCTGACAGCGTGTCGCCCGCAGCATTCGTGCCGTCGAAGCCAAAGAACCGTTTAGGGAAGCTAGGCTTTGCCCCATCCCGGTGAACGTCGCCTTTGCATAGACCAGCGCCGTCGTAAAGCGTTTACCCATTTTGTCATCGGTAAAGTAAGCCAGCAGGCCACTTTTTCTTCCACGTCATGAGCGCCCTGGCAGAAATGGAGCGCGAGCTGATCGTCGAGCGTACCCGCGCCGGTTTAGCCGCTGCGAGGGAGCAGGGGAGGGGCGGCCGCCGCCGCCGGGTAATGACTGAAGAAGTGGTGGAGCGGTGCCGCCGAATGCTGGAGAACGGCGCTACCCGGCAACAGATCGCAGATGTGATAGGGGTGAATGTGAAGACGCTATATAAGTACCTGCCAAGTAAGGGCACAATATGAGGCAGAGTGAGGATTTGGTGTAAAATCCCACCCGGCATCAGCATGCATTAGTTGCCGGGTGGGCGTGGGCTCAGGCAGGGGGAGCACCGCTTTTGATTCTACTCAATGTTTTTGCTTTTCTGCAACTTATCGAATTTTTCATGCAGAGTTTTCGGAAATAGCTCAGTGTAAACCTGCCACAATATATTGAGTGAACGATGTCCTGTGACCTGCGCTACCTCTTCAATGCTGAATCCTGCTTCAAACAGACGGCTTGCCCCTTCGCGCCGTAGATCGTGATACCTCAGATCCTCAATCCCCAACTCGTCACGAACGCGCCGATACATGGCTGTTATACTTTTCGGATTGAACGGGAATACCCTGTCGTCAACACGAGGCTGCATCGTCAATATCCTCCAGGCATCACCAAGTAAGGGCACTAACATGTGGTTGCCGATTTTTTTCCTCGGGTCCTTCCTGTCTCTAACGATAACAGAACGCTGAATATCGTCCACATCCTCCCAGAGAAGACGACAAACCTCTCCAACCCTCATACATGTAAGTATGGAAAACATAAATATTTGATGTAATGGCGCCCCGGTGTATGCCGTTTCTGCCTTAACTTTAAGAACTTCATACAACCGATCAACCTCGGTAGCACTTGCGCGGCGACTACGTCGCTGTGAAGGACCTGTGATCCCCATATTTCTCAACCAAACTTTAGCGTCAGATAATTCGTTCAAATTAGCTGGGGCGCCAAAAAGTGGCTTGGCCGCTTCAAGCGCAACACTTAAATACGATACGTCCTGAGAGATAGTGGAAGGCGCAAGTCCTTGCGCTTTTCGGGTCTGGCAGTGCTCGATAATATGTTTTGCGGTCAAGTCCGTAAGTTTGATTTCTGCCAGAAAGGAACGGCCAAGGGTGCGGAGAGAGCTTCTTTTTGATGCACCGAGCGTTATGTTTGGGTGGTTTTCATACTGAGTAAGCAGGTCACCAACAGTTTTAACAGAGATCTCTTTCATCTCTTTTTCTGGCTCTGGGAGACCATGCTCTTCAATGTATGCTACACGTTTAGCCCCCCAGGACTTCGCAAGGGTGTTCTTGGAGAAGGTTTTGTTCTCCCGGTGGACGTACTTACCATTTTGTTTAACGGCTACAGTACAGCGATAACGGGCAGTTCCATCGCTGCGTAATCTTTTCTCTATGGTGAAGAAAGCCATATCCAAACCTTAAACTGTGGGGTGCTGTGTGGGGTGCTGATAACAACATAATGGGTTAAAACGGGTGAAAATAGCCTAGAATATAACTGTCTCGATATCCAGTATGTTTTTATATATGACTGATATTATTATATATATTTTATATGGTCTGATTTGTGGCTACGATTGAACATCGCCACGAACTGCGCCAGCGGGAAGACCATCACGATAAACCCGGCCATCTCTTTCATCGGCTCAATCATCAACTGCGGCAGGTCGGCCTGGCGGCGAATTTTGCCGGTGGCGATGCCGTATGCCAGCGACACGACAAAGAAGAAAAAGATAATTAGCGGCACGATGCCTTTGATAAACGGCGAGGGCATGACCGTATGCTGAACCGGATCGCGAAGAATACCGTTTTCGGGGACCACCATCAGGGCGATGACCGCCACGAATACCAGCGTCGCCACGCCGGCGATGCGCAGGCCGAACCGCTCCCCGGGCGTCAGCGTCTGCAGCTTTTCATCACGACTGCCTTGCCACTGGCCCAGCCGCGGCTCGACCAGCTTATCGGTGATCAGTCCGCCGACGAGCGTCAGAACGATCACCGAGGTCGCCATAAAGTACCAGTTGTCGATCACGCTGACGTGCAAAGAGGCATCGATGGACTTTGCCGCCTCGGTGCTGATCCCGGAGAGCAGCACGTCGGTGGTGACAATCAGTAGATTGGCGGTAAAGCCGCAGCCCACGCCGGCTATCGCCGCCAGCAGACCAGCGACAGGATGCCGACCGACGGCAAGAAACATCAGCGCCCCCAGCGGCGGCATAATCACCAGCGCCGCATCGGAAGAGATATGGCTGAAAAAGGCGATAAACAGCACCATATAGCTGGCATAGCGGGCGCTGACGTGCGAGGCCATCTTGACCATCAACGCCGGTAACAGGCCCACCCGCTCGGCAAAGCCGGCGCCCAGCACCAGGGCGAGGATCGCGCCCAGCGGCGCGAAACCGCTGAAGTTTTTAATCACGTTCGGCAAAAACCAGTGCAATCCTTCCACGCTGAGCAGGTTTTTGACCACCACCCGCGAACCGTCAGTTGGGTTTTGTACCCCAACGTTGAGGGCGGAGAGGATTGCCGTGGCAGCGATCAGCACGGCGATGAGATAGATAAACAGCAAAAACGGGTGCGGGACCTTGTTACCGATCTTCTCTACCCAGCCATAGCGCTTTCCGCCGGGGGAAGATGACGGTATGGATGACATACTCAT